GTTTAACTCTAATCCATGTTAACGTCGATTTTAATGTCTTATCTGACAAACACACTTATGATGGCTCAGGCGGGATACCCTCACCAAGCTGCCAGAGAGAGGCTTGAACTCTCGACCTTCGGTTTAATCAGAACTTGAGATTTGAACTCAAACTAACTCCCATTGGGCATCACTAATATTATTAATATCTTTTTTTCTTGAAGGTAAATTTTCTGCTTTACACCACTTTACAATAGCTTTATCACTAACATTGTACTTTTTTCCAATTTGAGTAAATGGTGTATTTCTAATAAGATCTTTTAATTCTTCTCTTGATGGTCTTTCAACTATACGAGACGCTTTTCTAACACATTCTTCGCATAAACCACTTTTTGAATATTTGGTAATTTCTTTACCACAAGAAGTACAAGTATAAATAATTTTTGTTTGCAAATTTATTTTAAATTGTCGCAGCTAATTAGCAATTTCTTTATTATAAATTTGTAACTATTTTAATTGATCTTCACTATATAATCCATCATGGATTTCTCTATGACAATTTGCACAAACTAGAATACATTTTTGGACTTCTTGTAAATCTTTTTCTAAATCATGACAAGTTCCTCCTCGTGCAATTGCATATTCTTTTTTACTTGGATCAATATGATGAAATTCTAAAGCTGAATTAGTTTTATTATAACCACAAATACAGCATTTTCCACCACATACTTGTATTAAATTATTTTTTCTTCTTCTTCGATAATTAGTGACATCTTTTGCATTACTCATTGGTTAATCTCCTTTACATATTATTTCTAATATATATTAAAATTAAACCAATATGATTAATTAATGTTGCCCAAAGTTCGTTTGTGCTACTTACACTATTTCCGTACAGACCGACGCTGCCACCAACTGAGCTATCTGGCATTAATGTAGATGCTTGCCATTGCTTCAACCCTGTTCAGGTGTCTACACCACCTTACTCCAACTTTTCTTTTGGATGAAAGAACCTCTTTTCCTATCCCGAGGCGAAGGTATCTATAGATTATGGCTTATAGACTATGTGCCAGACCGTATTATAACTTCCAATCGGACGAACGGCTGTATCCTCGACAGCTCAGATTTATATTGGCTGAGATAAATCAACTCAATACAAGACAACAAGTTCCTTTTCTAAAACCATTAGGTGACTTACCAAATTAGAACCACTAAACTTCAGCACTTTCCAAGCTTTCCCAAAAAGCATTCCTTATTTTCTTCTTGTATAAATTTTGCAGTTTTGTTGTCTTTATCTTATATAAATATTATATCATAAATTTTTTAAAATTTCAAATTTCTTGATCATCCTCGCAAGGAGCGGCGCTTGGCTCGACCCTTACGAGAACAATTATAACCTCTTGAAATTTCTTTTTTATTATGTATATATTATAACAAAATTTTTTAAAAAAATCAATGAAAAAATCTCTTTTAGAGGTCTATTGTTATTTAAAAATAAACAAGATTACTTAGATAACATTGTCCAAAAAATTATTTTCTCTCCCATTGATGTTTTGCTTTTGATTGCTCTTTCCACGATCTTTGAACGCATCTTGAACGATCATCCCACCAATGAGGAATTCCGTGTCTGCTTCCTCTATTAAATTCTTTATAATCTGGATTTGCAAACATTCGTATAATCCTCGCGGTACCTGGTCCAGAATGAGAAGAGCCACCGCGCCATTTATGAACAAAAGGAACGGGATCTTTCCTATATTCAAAATTAGATGCCATTTTATCTAAAAATGTATATTTTTTTAAATTATGTATTTTATATCTATATTTAGATCTCCATCTAATATTTTCCCAAATATATTTTTCTATAGTACCGTCTGCCTTCCATTTTTCATAAAGGGTTAAAGCGTCCGATTCAAAGTCATGAATATTAATAATTCTGCCAAAATTATCAAAAAGAATGTAAGTTTTATAATAAAGACCCTCCCCTATTTCAACTAAATCATTTACATCACATGTACATTTTTCAATAAAAGAATTATGCTTTTTCTTTTGTCGATGATTAAAAAAAGTTTCTATCCATACTTCATCTTTAAACCATCTAGCAATGAATTTAATCAATTCATCATCTGAATAAAAATAATCAATAAATTCATTTTTAGTCGCATCATAAAGTTTATAAAAATGTTTATGAGAAATCTGATACATAATGCCATCTCCTTTACAAGAGTGGATCATATAGGACTTGAACCTATGACCTTGGAGTTATGAGCTCCCTGCTCTAACCAACTGAGCTAATGATCCAAAAAGTCTATCCTAACAAGGTAAACCTTGGTTTGATAGACATATTTAAGCAGGTTATATTGAGTACCTCAAACCTGGGGCCGCCTACCAGATTATCTATTCGTCGCGCGGATAATCTTACTCAATTTCCAATTTTTTATGCACAACAATAATTTTTTACTTTAGCTATTTTATTTACATAAGAACAGAAAGCCTTTGCATCTCTTTCTTTTGCAAAAGAAAAATTTAAATAATCAGTAGGCTCATAGTAATAAATATCTTGTGCATGAAATTTTAATAACAAATTTATATATTCTTCAACAGAAAGATTAAGAATACGCATAGGAGTATACCATTTACCAGAACGTCCCCCTAAATTTTTTACATCATTAACACACCATTTGTTCGTAGCTTGCCAACAGGTCATTTGATAAAGATGTACTCCTGCACTCATATCCTTCTCCTTACAAACCAAGTCTATTCAACAGAGTCGCAAGTCTTTCTTTCTCTTCTGCGGATGGCTCCTGTGGAACCTGCTCATTAGTCCCTGCGGGTTTTACATCTGCGGTTGCCGCCTTTTCTTCACCAGGCAACGCAACATCTTCACCGCCTTCAACCGCAACCTTAGCGCATGTGAGAGTTACTTTAATCTGTAGCTTCTCTTCATTCTCAAGCCCATTAATGCGAATTTCTTTACCATCATTATACAAAAAACTGCCTGGAAACGCCTTAAGAATCTTTTCTGACACTTCCTGCTTTAAAATACTTCCCTTAGCCGCCATATGATTTTCTCCTTTTATTTATTATACATATATTATATAATAAAATTTTTAAAAAATCAATCTTTCTTCTTCATGCTTCGTATAATAATATGGCTTTTCTCCAATGTTTTTCCTAATTCCGCAAATCTTTCACAAATATTACAGCTGCCTGGCTTATACATACAGCGCTTACCGCATTTTGAACGAATCTTTCCAAAGCTACTTAAAACATATTTATTATCTAAATCATGTTTAAAAGTAGGAATAATTTCACTAATTGGTCCCATCCACTTCTCTTGTTTATAAATTTTAAAAATAACATGTTGCCTTTCTTTATCTGAAATTAATTCAAATACGTCAACAAAAGTAGAATAAATAGGGATGTCATTAGGGCGAATGAAAAAAGTTTTTAAACTAGGGGTCTCCGCCCAACTAGATTGACAAATATTAGGATATACTCTTACTTTTACATGATTTTTATGTAAAATTTCACTAATCTTATCTAAGAAAAAACCCAGTTCTTCACATATATACATATCAGTAGGATGATATGCGAGCAACCCTTGCATTTGATCTATTGATGTTACAGAATTTGAGAAAAAATGCGGGATATTATATTGTTCAATTAATTCTAATGCTTCTTTATTATAAAAATCAACTATTAATTTAATTTTTGGATATTTTTTACATAATTCACTAAATAATACAGCATCCTATTTTACAAAAATATCATTAACATCAATTACAATTGATTTCTTTTTATAAACTTCAAGGAAATCTACTAATGTGCGGTCTGCAGGTTTATATTTAATTTTTAACTAATCCGCCTCTTCAATATACTTTTGATTTGGATAGTAATTTAAGCAAAACATATATTTTCCTCCCACAAAAAGTAAGGGAAGAGTATTCTTCCCTTACTTATACTAGATAAGTTATTTATATTTACTCAGCTTCAGCATCAGCATCTGCGAGCTTATAAGCCATTCTCTGGTTGCCATTAACCTTAACAGTTTCCTTAACAATGGCACCGTTCTTGAAAAGCTTCCCAAGACGTGCAGTCACCTTATTACGAGTAACATCCTCACGATTAATGGCTACAACAATTTCATCAACAGTGACCAGATCCTCACCAATCAGACCAAGAATTTCCTCGGTAAGAGCATCAGACTCTTCCTTCTTCTTAGCCGCGCGAGTTGCCGCAGCTTCCTTCCGCTTCTCAAGAGTTTCAATCTGCTTGTCGATAAAAGCGACAAGTTCATCCTGTTTCTCTTCATCCTTTACAACGTCCATAACCATCTCACGAAGCTCGGTAAAATACATAACCTTAGTTTTCTTAACAGTGTTTTCCATAACTGAATTCTCCTTTTTTCTCAAAAAATGTTTTTTCTTTATCTTATGAACTTATTATATCAAAAATTTTTAAGTTTTTCAAGCGGCGATCGCTATTTTTAGCTTATGCACGCGTTTATATATCGGATTTCACGATCTGTCAGTTTTGAATATGAGAGATCATAATCAGCAAGAATTTTTTCAAATTCATCAAAATCAATAGTAGCGCAGGGATAATTTTTAATATCTCTGATAACAGCGTTAATTTTACCCGCCCTAGTAGGCAATAGACCTTCAGCTTCCGCCATATAAAAAGTCTGCCAAATATTCATCTTATTTCTCCTCAATGGTGAAGTCAAAATCTCCAGAATTTTCAGCTTCCGTAAAATCGAACACCTTTCCATCAATAATGGGTTTCAACATATGGATTTCCATAAGCTCATCTTTATAAAATTCTTCAAGAATTCCAGCTGCTTCTTTCCAGTTTACTGCGGGAAGTACTCCAGAACGAATCTCTTCTTTCATATCAACACAATCATAAAAAAGAATTGTATACTGATAATACCAAACATCATTAGTCATATGCATATCCCCTTTCTTTATCTTATATATATATTATATAATAAATTTTATTAAAAATCAAAGGAGTATTTATACTTTTCATACTCATAATCTGCTCTATCAGCTTCATAATCTTCTTTTGAATAATAATGCGGACAATTTTCGCAATCATGATCATAGCCGCGGCCGCACCATGCCTCGGGCGGTTCATAAAAATTCCCCGCCCAAGTTTCTCTATAAACACAATCATCATTGAACATGATTTTTCTCCTTTTATTCAATCCAATAGACAATACGAATCTGGCTAAAATCATCTCGCCAATCCCACCCATCCATAACCTCAAGAAATGCATCTACTCTTTCTTTAAGTTTCTTCATAGGAGTTGGCATAAAAATCTTTTCAGTGTTTTCTCCTTCATAGTCCATAGCTTCATAATCTATTGCCTTTGGATGTTCAAGACAATAAATATACATATCTGCATAGCTAAACCAACGTACAGTAGGAGTGTAAAGGTGTTTTTCACCTGCGTATTCAGTTTCATAACAACACTGATCATAATTTTCTTTAATTTCTTTTGCTACATTTTCAGGAAGACCCTGATGAATACCTCTCATTTCTGGGAGGCCATCATGACTATTATCTTCTACAATAGAGAAAAGATCATGACATCCATTATACGGAAACAGATCTGCGGGTTCCTGCTTAGTATGATTATAATTCCATACTATCGGATGCTGCATTTCATATTTACCAGTATTGCGATCAAATCGCTCAACAAAGAAATAAGGGCTTCTACTCATTTGTTTACTCCTCCTTTATCTTTCTATAAATATTATAACAAAAATTTTTGTAAAAAACAATAGAAGATCAATAATCCCGCATCATCTCATCAAGATCTCTTTCCTTATCTTTTTCGATTTTATGCTTTTTAAGGTTCTTTCGGGCGGGGTTGCCGCCTTTCTTGGGCCTGTATTTCTTGCAAATCTGACAAGCTTTTCTAAAAGTTCCTTCTTTTCCCTTGAGACAATCCCCTTCGCTAACATAATAAATGCAAGCGACTTCT